GTAAACTTTTCAAATTCTGCCATGAACCACTCAAAGTGACCTTCGTTCAAGTCCGGCACTCGACTCAGCTGTATTCCTGTGGCAGCCGAGATCACTTCCACTGTGGGCAGGGTCTTGTGATCTCGGCTGTGTTGTTGGATAAATTCAGCCACAGGACGCAGCTTGCGATCAAAGTTTTCGGGATTGTAGATGTTCTGCACACGCACATAGCTGCCGGCATCTTCCAACATCATTTCCAGAAAAATTTTCTGAACATCAATTGAGTAGTCTTTTAGCAAGTTGCTTCCTTTTCATTTCAATCTTTATACGCGATGTTTCTCGGGCCTGGAATATAGTTAGCAAGGCTCCTACTCGACCCAGGCAAATCACAGCATCATTTACATCCTTGCAACCCTCGGGCCACTCAGGCATGCTCACGGCCCAGCCCAGTTCTAGGGCACGATCCACCAGGTCCATGCCAGCTCGATCTTGATCTGGCACCACTGTGACTTCTCTGCCCAAACTTCTTATCAGTCGAGCCTGAGCGTCACTTACGGTGTTGTGCATCAAGGCCAAGCCACCTATGCTGAGTGCGTCAAATATGCCTTCGGTCACAATCACATGCTGCCACCCTGGCCGCTGCAGGTCTGTGCCAAACACATAGCCCGGTTGTGAGTGATTGATGTACCGGGGTTGCCGGTTGTCTAAAAATCTAGCACACCACCCTACCACTTGATCATGATGCATGAACGGAATGATCACTTGTGGCCTGACCCAGTGAACGCCGTCATTTTCAATTGCAGTCATCACAGGATAATCTTCCGGAACGCCACGCTGTCTCAAGTATTGCCACTGTGCCAAATGCTCGGCAGTGACCAATTCACTAAATGGTGGAAATTCGTCACACTCGTCGAACTTAATGTCAGTGATAGCATTGGCCACTCGTTGCCGATCATCAATGATGCCATACACGCTGCGATGTCTCAAGCTGTCAAGATTGAGTTGATCAATATCACTATCACTCACACCCAACCAAGTCAACAGTTGTCTAGCTCGAAATCCCAAGGCACGACCCATCACAAAACTGGCAGTGAACTGGCAGTTGAAGCAGTGGTAAGAAAACCCCAAATCAGTGATTTTGATCCCGCCACGCTGTCGACGGTCAGGCGATTGCCCACGATGGGCACAGCACACAGCATTGAAGCTGATCCAGCCCGAAGGCGTTGACTTGCGTTTGCCCGGCAGTAAACTCACCACATCAATCATGCTATATTGTAGCACAATTGCAACTGAGAGATCAACAGTTCCGGCAATTTATCGATATAGGAGATTGGTCACAAAGCCTGTGGTAACAATCACCACTGCTGGGTTCATGGTAGGGGGACTTGGTCTATAACCTGAACCACCTGACACAACCTCAATGCTGCTCACAGTGCCCTGGCTGCCCAAATATGCTCGCGCCACTGCACCGGCGCCTGTGCCCACAATGCTGATGTGCGGCGGTGCCATGTAGCCCAGACCAGGATTGGTCACTGTGATGCCAGTGATCACTCCCTCAGTGGCCTGTACTGTGGCCTGTGCAGGTTGTGCTGGCTGGTCTAGACTGCTGAAAATGCTGTTGTTGAACGCCACTCTCAACAGGGGATGCCAGCCCATGACCGTGATGTAAATGGTACCAGTGTGATTGAGATAGCTGACAGATTCAGTCACATTGTACCAAATGCTTTGATAGTTTTGGGCAGCTTGAGTTTTGATAGTACCAGTATAGCCCACAAGATCCATTTGTATGGTTGTGACCGAACTGGAGGGCTCAATGAAACTGCTGTAGTATTCCAAATTCTGATAAGGGTTTTGCGAGTATCCACCTGCATATGCACCCTGCAGACTCCAGTCTGGATAATCGCCTGGCGAAGCTGCACCGTAGTCGTTTTGTGCCACGGTGCGGGTGGTGGGTATGGTGAGCTCTGTGCTGGGCAGGCTCACAGGCCAGACCGAATTCACAATGTCCACTGCGGCTCGGGCACCTGCTTGTGCGTCCACAAACACAGCTTCCACCAAGTTGCCACTGGCTCGAGTGATACTGTAGCTGGCAGGCTGTGCTGTGAGTTCCACTAGATCTTGTGCCTCCAGTGTGACTCGGGCTCGGCCTGCGGTGGCGTTGATAATGGTCATGGGTTTTTCCAACAACAGTTCAACACCGTCTTGGCTGACCATGCGGAATGTCAACACACTGCCTGTGATGTTGAAGGGCTTTTGATCTTGATTGATGAACTCAAACAACAGCACATTGTCAACACCTAGATTAACGGTCAATCGTTTTGCGTACACTGGGTCATACCTATAGGGAAAAGTTGAACCACCGCTGGCATCCATCATTAACACTCGTGTGACCTGCTGGTAGATATAAGCTGTGGTAGAATACATACATGTTATTTATCGATATTTGCCGGATGATTTTGGTTGTATAAATATCATCAATGAGCCCTGATATCTTTGCCAAATTGGCCGAAAAATACCCGTTTATCACTCTTTGCACTTATGCTGCCAACGAGTATGTGGGTATCATACAAAATAGAGACGACTTTATCACCACCATCTACGACTTTGGCAGCATTGTGGAAGCAGAACAAAAACGACTGTTTTTAGAATTGGCCAATGTGTGGTGGTGGGAAAGCAATCGCAGCATACCCATCAACATATTTCTCAAACATGAGTGGGAGCCATTTCGACCCTATCTGCGTACATTCACCAATCGAGATCTCGAAATACTACACGGACCGGTTTGCAGCCTGTCAGAAATCAGCCGCAAAAAAACCAAGCGGAAATCAATCACCCTGGTTCGACGTGTGGAGTAGGTTCATGTGCAGCGATACCAAGGCTGCATAGCCAATGGCGTGAGCATGCTTGAACACAAACCCCCGACTGTCATCTCCGTCCCACACTGATTCAAACACCTGTTCCCAGGGTTGGTTTTGCAAGTGAGTCTTGCCCGGACGAATGATACTGATGAATGCTGCCATTCTTGGCACAGAATCTGGCCTCATGCTTTTCAACAACTCAGTATAGTTGCCCACATGTACCAGTTGAGCAGCCCAGGTGGAATCTTGCCACAATCGAGACCAAGGTGGCTCCTGAGACAGCAATTGATTGTAGTGATCTTGATCACGAATCAACTGGTACACACTCATGTTCAGCAAATCAATCTTGAAGTAGCCCCGAGACTCGGCCTCTTGATAGTCTATGGCAGCACAGCCCAACACAGGATCTCTGGGTATGTTGGTCACATACACGCCTGAATTGTGCCGGCGTGCCTGATCATTTACCGTTTGTCTTGCTGGAGTATGACGTATCAATGCCAGCAATTGATCCCGATTGGCCAGGTCAATGTCAATGTCGGCGCTCATTACCAACCTGCTTTCTTTAATATATCTCGAGCATACTCAACATCAGCTGGGTAGTCCCGGAATCGTTTTTGCCAGGCATCAGCATCAATGTAGGGCCAGATCACAGACACCAAGTCTGGTGTGAGGTCGCTGAGAAACTGTTGTCCAGAATCAGAATTGTAAATGGCCCAGGCACTGATTCTACCCGCTGTGATGGCATGACAGATCACATTGGCGTTGCCGTATCGCATGCAATCCTGTGCCGGACTGCCAGTGGTTTCTTGCCAGGCGATACCAAACTCCATGGCTCGCGCCAGAGCATCGTCCACAGTTTCCATGCGCAGGTACTGTATCAAGAACTCGGTGTACATGCTGTCACGACACCAGTGATCTATCTTTTTGTTTTGCTTCAGCAACCAGATCATGAATTGTTCGGGATTGATCACTCGTGTGTTCACACAATAACGACCAAATCGCACAAATGCTCGATAGTAAGGAGATTCAGCAAAATCCTCAAATGTCTTGAGCTGTGCAGAACCCTGACACAGTTCGTAGAATTTGAGATAGCCATACATGGCCAGTCTCACACCGGGTTCGTTTTGCTCCAGTCGTCGACGTCGAGGTTCGCAGGCATGCACTGCAAGACTGCTTTCTCGCACAAAGTCTCTTTTGCAAAACTCACACCGATGTGTCATTGTTCCTGACCGTGCTGCCGGATATACTCGGCTAGTTCTTTTTTGGTGGTGATCTCGGCCAGCAAATCAATTTCGTCACCGTTGAAATGCGGAAACAAGTTGCTCAATTGTTTTTTCACAGAACTGGCACCGGGTTCTCGTTTACGTGGCGAAATCCACTGATGCCGCTGTGCGCCTAGATCTGGACTCACTGTGGTGGCACACAACCACTGCAAGTCTGGCAACTTGCCCAAGGAGAAAAAATGTTTGTTCAATCGCTCGTTGGTGGCAATCACATAGAATTCCTGCAGTTCTCGGGAACCTTGTACACCACTGGCCCAGCGTATCATGAGATAGTTGGAAAACTTCTTGCGTTCTTCTGGGGTAAGGTCACGATAAAAATCACGGTTCTTGCGATCCAACTGGGACATTTCGTTGGCAATATTTAATTTGTCACTCATTTTTTTTGCTCAGGTGATATATCACTATAGCACGATCCAGGGCATCCCGTAAAGCAGGATTGGTTTCGGCGGCTCGACGAATGTTGCCCCACAAAAGGTTTTGTTCAAGATCTTTTACCAGTCCCGCTGCCTTTAGACTTTGTCCAATCATGCGACGCTCTGTAGAGCCCGACTCTCTGGCATACACAGTTTCTCCCCCATCAGGGCTTTCGTAGATGTAGGTGGCACCAGATTTAAGACTTCCCATGTTCATAACCCCATTCCAACAACACCCAGTCAAGGAATCGTTGCACAGCATCATGATCTTGAGGATAGCTGGCACCGTACAATTCTGCCATGCGTGTGATTGCTCGAATAAGTTCGGGTTCGGTGTATGGCATGTTACCAGGCTCGGTTGTAGTCCACAATCTCACAGTTGCGGCTAATGTCTTTCACAAAGTACACACAGGGTGGTGTCTCTCCAGAAGCCAATGGCACACACAACATCTGTCCGTTCTTGAGTTTGGGTGCATGCCAAGTGACTTCATGGTACACATCCAGGATTTCGATGTCGGGGAAACTAGGACGGAAACTGGACAGTGGATTGAATTCAAACACACGGAATCCTCGATCATTGATGGATGTGAGTGGCAGTGCTTCCAGGTCACCCAGATCAGGTTCTCCAATCAGGATCTGCCAGTCAATGGGCATCTTGATGCGATGCTCGCCAATTCTCAGCACCAAGGCTGGGCTCACAAAGCTCTCTAAAAAGATTAACGGAATATAAAAATAATCCGGGTCCTTGGGGTCGCTGTTGTCCAGGATGGCAAAGCGCATGTCGTCCACTTCGTCGGGCAAGTGGTTCAAATCAAATGTGGCGTTGTCAAGAGTTAGTATTTGCATTGCTATAATAGTACAGGACTTTGTATCAAAAGTCAATATTTTTTTCTCATAATCATTCCACAATCTGTGGTCCACTCTAACACTTCATATCCATGACACAGTAAATAGACTACGCACGGACCGCATTTTCCCACCCAACATCCATTTAGTTGGTAGGTATCATCAAAAATTATCAAGGTGTCAGGGTTAAACGCTGGCATTAAATTTATGAGCTGCTGCATGTGTTCGACTTGACAATTGACATTGTTCATTTCGACTCCCTGCCTGGCATAACTAGCTATTTGTTGTTTTATTCTTGTGTCGGTTTTTGCATCATTGATATCATATAAGTAATCAAAATTGTCCAAATACAACACAGCAATATTGATACCGAGCTTGACATATTTGTTGGCCCATTTGCTGCCAGATTCTACTACAAATTCTACATTGTCAAATTCATGTTGTAATCGTTCCTGCGTCTCATTTGACACATCAACTGAAATTAATTTTGTTCCACATTTTTTTGCCAGCTTTGCCAATACATGTGTACTACCTTCATATCGATCACTGCCAATTTCTACAACAATACCACTGGGGTCAACTGGCATATATTTGTCAAGAAACTCAAATATTTTTATTCCCATAATTTTATTTCATCCAGTCTAGTTTTTCTTGTGTGAAGGGATAGTTGGCCTCTTTGTAGAACTGTTTGCGCTTGGTCAAGTGACGTTTGGCAAATTTGCATGTTGATGTTATGTCCCAGATTTCCACATGGTCCTTGTCTTCTGCTTTCCTAATACCACGTCCAATAGATTGGATAACTCGCACAAAGCTCTTTCCGGGTTCCACAAGAACCAAATTAAAAATCCGAGGAATATTAATACCCACAGCGGCCACACCATAAGTCGCCACAATAATCTTGTCAGAGCTTTCAGCCACTTGATCATATTCATCCTGTCTTGCCTTTGCTTTGGTAGCGCCCGATACAAACACAGCTCGATCACCTAGGCGTTCTACCAAGGCATGACCTGCTGCCACACGATCCACCAAGACCAAAGTGTTGCCGGTGGCATTCACACGCTGTATTAGTGCAGCCACGGTGTCCAATCGTCCAGACTCTTCCAGCAAGTACTTGAGCTCGCTTTGATAATCCTTGTATTCTACCAAGTCCACCAACTGCACAATGTTCACATGGCACTGAGCCAGCACACCACGATCCTGCAGTTCACTGGCCGACAAGTGACTGATCACAGGACCGATGCTCACAGTAAGTGGCACACTCTCAAACTTTTCCTTGGGCACGGTTCCTGTGAGTCCCCAGCGAATGGGCACACGACTCATGACTCCTGTGAGCAAGGTCTTGAGTGCATCGGCTTTGGCCATATGCACTTCATCCACAATCACAGCCACTACATCTTGCAAAAAATCCTGTATGGTATACTCAGCCACGCCCGATTGTGTGTTCTTCATCAACACATTGAGACTCTGCCAGGTGCAAATGGTGTGAGTGAGTCCCAGTTCTTTTCTATCGCCAAAGTACACACCCACATCCAGGCCCAGTGCACGATAGTCCTTTTCAGTTTGAGTTACCAGGCTCTTGTTGGGCACAATCACTATGGTGCGACCATGTGCTTCACAGCGTTGGCTCAGTGCAGCAGTCATGATGGTCTTGCCTGCACCCGTGGCCACTTCTTGCAGGCACTGTGGATTGCTCAAAAAGTCATTGACAATGCGAACCTGATAGTCTCGCAACTGAATAGGTTGGCCCACTAGCGGATGTCCGGTGCCCCAGGCAATGTGGGCAAAACTGTCTTCTTGCACACTTGCAAATTCAAACTGGGTGGCATAATCTCGCTGATCATCTAGGTCAATGTCGTAATCATAGCGTTCCAGGATGGGCACAATCTCGGGCAAGAGATTCACGTAGGTGCTGCCACCCAACTGAAAGAATCCCACTTTGCCGTCCCAGCGACCCAGTCTGTAGGCCGGACGAAATCGTGCAGTGGGGTCTTCGTACTTGAAGGCTTTAACCAAGGCCTTGCGAGTGTCAAGATCCAAGCCCTCGATTTTGATGTTTACTTCATCACGAATTACTATCGTTGCTTGTTTCACAAATGGTTACCAGTTTTACAAATTGTCTTTCACGAATATCTGCTAGTAATTGATCTCTTGGCACAGTTTCTATCAGTTGTGCCACAGGAAATTTCAACGGAGCAAGTGCAACATTGCCGATGCTGCTGTACCCGCGACTGTGAAAAAACTCTTGATGTTGATCAAAGTAGTTGATCATACCCATGGCTTTTTCAAGCACTTCACTTTCAGTTAATTCAAAAAATCTTGCCACAAAATCTGCACTGTAAAAATCAAACGGCTTGAACGCATCGTCTGCAATGTACTGATCTTGATCCTGTGTCAAATCTTCAAGAGTTTTGCCAATCTCCACATAGTTCAAACAAACTGATCCCCAGGCAGGATTTACTTCACCGTATTGTTGCATCAGTTCCCGGGGAAGCTGGTGGGTCTTGGGCATGCCAAACCAAGTGCACACAAATCTAGGTTGTCTAGATCTACCTACAGCCTCACATCTGTGCACAGCCAAATTCAATTCGGCCAAGGCCCTGCGAACAGTATCTGGTGCTGATTGCCAAAATTCATGTGTTTGCTGATCTAGCAGTCCGTGATACATTTCAAATATATGATGCAGATAATTCAAATAATCTTGGTCATCAATGCTGGTAAATTCACGCTCCACAATAGGTCGGTGGGCATTGATTGTGGCCACACAATCCTGTATCATGTCGGCTGCACGATTTCGCTCTTGTGATTCAGAATCAAAATTGTAAAATCTGTTGGGATGATCCAAGCACCAGGAATCACGCAGGCTCATGCGCTCAAGCCAGAGATCAGCCAAAGGAGTGTCCAATATGCGAAACTTCAACTCATAGTTGTCCTCGCCTAGTTCAATCTTCAAGAATCTTTGACTCATAGTGTATTATATACAAAACAAAACTAAAAGTCAAAAAAACAGGCTCCAAAGAGCCTGTTGTAAATGAACTGTGAATCACAGTTCAGGAGCTAACTTGTTCAAGCCGTTTTCATGCATGTGGTCTCTGCCAGACGCTTCCAGTTCAGCACACTCAACTTGCGCAGGTCTGCAATCTTCAAGGCCATGCGCAGGCTCATCTCACGCAGGCGATTCTGGTTGGCGTTCATGAACTCAATAATCTCGTCCTGCACACACTCGTCAAATTCATAGTCCTGGAACAACACACCGTCCCGAGCAATCTGTTTGATGCGCAGGATCTTGTCACGCATGGTGTCCAAGGTCAAGTCCAGATAGTGACAACGACTTTGCAGTGCATCCAAGTGGTCACGCAGTTTCTGGCTCTTCATTTGATCAAACTTCAAGTTGGTAATAAAGATCACACTACCCTTGAACTCAAAACGGTCTGGAATGCCTTCTCTGCGCAAGGCACTGGATTCGCTCAACCACGAAATAGTGCGTTTCTTGCCTGAGTCTAGTGCACCTTTCAGCAAGTTCAAGGCCACATCGTCCAGCAAGATTGAGTCACAGTCGTCAAACACAATCACACAATTGGCGTCAGAAAACTTGTACAAGGTCTGGAACAGGCCAATTGGAGTAGCTGAACCTTTGACCACTTCGGCACGGAGTCGTTTGCCGGCCAGTTTGTCAAACAAACAGGCTTTTTCGATTTCGGTCTCTACGCCAAAGCTCTTGCCCACGCCAGGAGGGCCACTCACGATCATGGCGCGAATGTCACCAGTCACTGTGGCCTTGGTCATTTCGGTAAGAATTTCAAAACGCTCGCGAATACGAGCCATGGCTTGGTCTTCGGTTTCCACCTGTGCCACAGGTTTAAATTCTACCACTGTATTTTCTTTTGTCACGCTGGTTCCTTCCACATATTCAATGTCTTCAATTGAGTTCACACGCACACGCACTTGGCCAAATTCTGGCCCAAAGTAACCTTCGCTGTCCACTGTGACATAGCCGCCGCGGGCACCTGTTCTAAAACCCTGCACCAAGGAGAAGGTGATGTTGCGTACAGGTTGGTTACGATACACACCGTTTTTGATACAAATTTTACTCATTTCTAGCTCCGTTTTGTTAATATATGTATATTGTACGATATTGTGAATTTGGTGTCAACTCACCATGTCATGTGCCGATTTTGCACGATGCTTGGTGTTGCGTTGATACAACATGACATTTCGCTCGCTTCGGGCACGAAATGGCAAGTCACGGTCAAAAAGCACACGGTGCACACGGGGCTCCGGGCTTTTTTGTTGGGTGGTCTTTGTTTTGTTCATGCTGTAATTATACTCGATTTGGCCATTTTTGGTCAACTGTTTTTACAGGCCAAACGCCAGCATGCACAGCACAAAACCTGCTGAAAATGCCAGAGTATAACCTAAAACGGTATGTGCCAATGTTGTCATATCAAGCTCCTGTTTGTTTGCAATAGTGTTATTGTAACCGAAAAAGGTATTTTTGGTCAACTGACAGTTTGTTGCAAAAAAACAACACTCAAACGAGTTGTGTCATTTCCAGTGTTGCACAATCACAGGATCAGAAACTTGATGTGGTTTGGGTTGTCCGTGGCACACCAGTACAGATACCCCAGGATCAATACAAGTTCCGGACCCGGGTTGGCAATGTTGTCTAGCTGCAGGATCATATCCACCATCTAGTGCTTGCCAGCGCCAGCTGACCACTCTTGTGTGATCCAATCGTGACTGTTGAGATTGGGGCAGTTGAGCAGTCACATAGTCTTGATCACCCGGATACTGGGCGGCTACTCGATCAGCACCTTGGCTATTGAATTCTGCCCACAGTGACTCGTACCGACTGGTATCCCACCACATCACACTGGTGTTGAGCCCAGGCCATGTTGACCGCCAAAGATACTTGAAGTCTCGCACAGCCCAAAAACGATCCAAGGGCAGTTGCCAAATCCAGTCTATGGAATCCACAATGACCACATCTAGATCAAAATACAGCATGGGACCCGAATAGTGTGCGGGATCAAACAGTTGCATTTTGTACCACCAAGGCTTGTTCACCCTCCATGGTGTCAACACATGTTTGACCATGTGATCGGGAACCGGTCTGTCGTGTTCGGTGTACACATGCAGGGTCACCGGTCTTGAAACATGACGAGTCAACATGTTGTAAAGAGTGGTCACATACTGCCATGGGTATGCATCGCCCACAATCACACAGGCACAGTCTAAAGGTAAGGTTCCAGACGCTGAATCCACAATCCTGCCTCCAGTTCTGGTATGGTATATTCAGTATGAGCTATTTCCACCAACCACTGCTCGCGATCTACCGCATAAGGCTGTTCGATGTTAGCAATGTCAATGCCCACAGGTGATGCCAAACTAGATCTATCCACTATGGGTCTAGCACCAGCTAATGCTGCCTGGATACCAGGTCCGCTGTTGTGGTTTACCACAGCATGATAGTCGACGGTCATATCGTAACTGTCATAGGTATTAGCCAGGCGTTGTGCGGCTTGTATTTCAATTCCCAATGGCAGTTGACTGATATTCAAGGCACAGCGTGGATGAGAACGCACCACAATGGGTCGATTAGTCACTGATCTTATTTGTGCAATCTGTTGTGTGATCCAGGCTTCTTGATCTGGCACTGCTGACATCTGCAGGCTTTGCTGGTGTTGTGCAGCTATTAATATTTCTGGGCGCAGAGTCTGATTCTCTAGAGCAATGCCCAGGAGCCGAGGCCGATCCCAGTCTAGATTGTGTTTATGTCCATAGTGTCCATCTGCAGTGATGTTGTTCACCGCCACTTTCCAGGTCACTCCACGGATCAAGGTGCCCACATCAATTACAATCACAGGACGGTCAAGACCACGATAGTGGTTGTAAACTTCACGATTTTCCAGCATGCGACCATGCCACAGCACAGACCATATGATCACAGCATCTGAATCCCAACTCTGTGCCTGAATTTCAATGCCGTGTTGATTGAGGCTGCCGCGAACCGCCGCCATGACTTCGCCGGAGTTGCGGGCACATTGTAAAGGAAAATAGGCTATGGTTTTGATCACTAAATATCTCACATGAGCTATTGTGTAGTTACCACTTTTCACGACCCAGGCTACAACTTGTATGGTCAACGCATGATTCAAACCTTTTTGAACACCTGGCCTCGCGAGGTTGATCTAGTGGTCTATGCCGAATCTTGTGAAGTTCTGGAATCTGCACCAAATTTGGCTGTGTTGGACCTGGCACAGGCATCACCCGAATTGGTGGCATTCAAACAACAGTGGCAGTCGGTGCCCTGGGCCAATGGTGATGTGAGTCAGGATCCTCAACGAAGCCGCCGTAGAGATCGCGGAAAAAAATTCAAGTGGGAAGCTGTGAGATTTGCCCACAAGGTGTATGCCATATGTCATGCTGCTCAACACTCTCAAGCTCAGTGGTTGATCTGGATGGATGCTGACACTGTGTGCCACAGCTCAATCTCTCTGGCCAATTTAGACACATTGTGCCCCAATCAATACGATATCTGCTACCTGGGTCGCGAAAACAAGTACTCCGAATGTGGATTGTATGCCATGAATCTTGAAAGTACCGCAGCCCGAGAATTCTTAACGCTGTTCCAGCACTACTATGATTCAGCCGAAACTGGCATATTCACCTTGGCCGAATGGCACGACAGTTTTGTGTTTGATGCTGTGCGAGCGCAAGTGCCATTGAAGCAACTAAACTGGAGTGAGGGACTGATATCCGGAGAAGGTCATCCCTTGATCAATTCAGCATGGGGTGCATGGCTGGACCATCTCAAAGGTGCCAGAAAATCTCTGGGTCGCAGCAGAGCACAGGACCTGATCCGCCCACGCAGCGAATCTTACTGGCAATGAACTGTTACATTATCTATCTTTCTAGAGTGGCCAGCAGTGCCAGATCTGCTGAAACACTGGCGCAACAGTTAACCAACTACGGAATTTCTTGGCAACTGTTTGAAGGATCCTATGGCAATGTGACCAAGCAACAGTATGAATCCCAGGGTCGAGGTTGCCATGCTTGGGGGCTCAAGGGCCCAGATCGACCCTTGAGTGACCATGAAAAATACGAAATGAGCCTGCCGGGAGTGATTGGCTGTTTTGACAGTCACTATCGACTGTGGCAACTGTGTGTGGAGCTGGGAGAACCCATCATGGTGTTCGAAGATGACACCCGACTGATCAGACCCTTGATACCCGTGGAGTTTGATCAGGTGTTGATTGTGGCCACCAGTCACGACAAAAAGCTGGCCAAATATCGGGACTACTTGACATCTCCGTCAGGTGAGGCTGTAGCGTGTGAATATCGACAGGCCAGCATGCCAGGCACTGCTGGTTACATCATAAAACCTGCTGCGGCCAAAATTTTGGTCGACGCATACCAACACTCATTTTTGCCCTCGGACAATGCCATGAATCAAACCTTGATCCGACTGGAGATTCACAATTATCTAATGGGTCAGGCTCAAGATCGAGATCCCACTGGGGGCAAAAGTTCTTTGGTCAAGACTGACTACTGGAACGAACAAACTGTCGCATGTGACGCCAGCACTCACCGGACTCCAGTTCTTGAAAATTCCAGTGGCTCATAGCCAAGCGTTGTACCCAGCTCAGTCGATCCGGCAATTCGGGTGATTCGATCTGGCTCAGGTCCCAGTTGGCAATTGCCCAGCACTGACTGCGATCAGGATCGGTCACAAACACCGGATATCCTTCCACAGCCGCAGCCACAGCAGGACTTGAATTGTGGTTGACCACAGCCCAGCAATTGATCAAATCCTGGCCTAAATCTCGGTGCTGACTCACCCGAATTGGGTTTGAGATTGCGACTCCGGGCAAGGGATTCACAAGATCCAAGTAGGTGTGAAGTTTTTTGTCTCCCGGATGTGGGCGTATCACAATGGGCCGATCGGTATATCGTGCCAGCGTTTGAACAGTTTGTGTCAACCAGGAGGTGACATCAAGATCGCCCATGCTCCAGCCGCCCTGTCGCTGCAGGCATATTAGCACATGATCCCCGGTGGTTCTGTAGTCACGCAACTCAATGCCCAATCGTTGACTGATGCTGCGCCATCTAGCAGGATCCACTGGGCGATCACAGTACTCGCCAGTGTTGGGGAATATGTCATCAAAGCTGTAACGTAGATAGTGGTGTGAATTGTCAGCGTCGGCGTACAGGAACAAGTTGCTATCCACAGCCAACACTCTGCGCTGCATGCGCCGCTGTGACATGATCACGCGATTTCTCAAATCAGCATGCGGTCTTGGCCGGGCAGTTGTGGTATACCAACCTTGAATCACAGCCACATCAGTGTGACCAACTTGATAGTCCTCAACATCCACTACTGAGTCACCCGTGATTCTCACGCCCTGTGCAAACAGTCTTAAAAGATTGACCTTTTCCCAATTGCGGCCATTGGGCACAGATCTGTGATAAACTGCCACCGTGTTCATGATGGGTGTTGTGCGAGTTGTCGTTCTCGATGCCAGACATCGGCTTGGGGCACCGACTGGTACTCAGCAAAGCAAGGTGTGCCCAGGGTGTAATGCAGCAGTTTGGCCTCAGGATTAGCACCCAATTCGTCGGGCAGCCAGTTCCATTCCCGGGGCAATTCTCCAATGTCTGAGTCATCCAACCAGCCAAAGCGATGCAGATAGGATCCGGTGCTGTGTTGCACCAAGTCAGGTGTGAGTACTTGATTTTTCGCATGACCACAGTTCCACACAATCACACTGGACCAATTCTTACGCGGATAGTTGTGATTGGCATTGCCCCGGTATTTGACTGCAGAACGAGTTTGATAGTCATGTTTGACCACAGACACAGCATGTTGATCGCTCAGAAGGTCAAACAGTTCTAGGATGTCGCTCTGCAACACCATGTCACCGTCAATGAATACAGCACGACCCTGATAGTCCATGAGATAAGGCACCAAGAAACGACTGTACACAAAGGTGTTGCTGCCGTCAGTATGTGTTTCTTGATAGTCAGTCATGAGATTGAGAGCCAAGGGCACAATGGCCACAGGGGCAGAGGCCAGTCTTATGATGCTGTTGCAACACACATGGTATGCCACTGCTTCGCGTGGATCATAGCCCACAAACACCGGGACCGGCAGCATGCCTTATTCCCCGTAGTGGATGAAGTTTTTGTCCAGCCAGGGCAAGATCAAGTCCGAGTGTGCCAAGTGCCCGCGCTTTAGTATGCCTTCGGCTGCTGACTCGGGCAGCAGCTGACGATCTGCCAGATCATACCAGGTGGTGGTTCTGGGATCCATGGGCTGATGTGTGCTCTTGTATGCTATGGCATGCAGCCAAGGATCCGTGGGTCGCTTGAGAAAAAATCCATTTTGACAGTCCCAACCTGACACTGCCAGTTGGTGAATGAGACTCACAAGACTGTGATGATGATAGCATCCGTTTTGCTGTGTGTGTATCAACTGGCGACGCACAATGCTGGCTGTTTGTGGCAGGATCAACACCAACATACCGCCATCACTGGTGGCATGCCACCAACGGCTCAAGGCAGCTACGGGATTGATACAGTACTGAAAAGCATCATGACACCACAGCACATCGAATTTGGTAGGCGGAGCATCCACAGCTTGTTCAAAGTCGTTGCGCTGATAAACTATGTTGGGATACCGATGCGCCACTGGCAAGGAATCCAGGAGGTCGATACCGGTGCACTTGATCTCAAGTGGTTGTGGCACATCATCTCGTGTGGTGCGTGTGGCCCACCATTCCAAGTCCAGGCCAGAACCACAACCCAGGTCAGCCAAGGTGCCCACGCTTTCCATAAAGTCGTCGTATTCGTAGAACAAGTTTAGTGTTTCGAGACTGTGCTCGTGGCTTTCATCGTGATTTTTAAACATGTGACCGTTGCTCCAGTTGCGTGATTTTTTGATAACTATGCATTGGATAGTTGTCATATACCTGTTGTAGATGACGTGAATTTTGCACAAGTATTGGCCAGTATTGACATTTCATTTCGGCCAAGTCCAGAGTCATGAGTTTTGCCACCAAGTCTACCACAACCTGTTTGCGTTGATCAGCATCCTGGATGTTGTCATAAACATGGCCATCAAACAAGTCATCAAACATGTCAAAACCCTGGCTTCGTACCAATGCCACGGTGCCTGGGACCGAATACCAGATTGGAAATTGATGCCAGGCAAATGGTTTGAATGATTTTTCTGTCAGAAATACACTTTTCCAGCACTGCTCGTCCTGTTGATTGGATGATTCTACCACAAGGTTGATGTATGCACGATAAAATATATCAGTGTCGGGTGCACCAGTTACTCGTTGTGCCGATGAAGAATTTCTCTCTTGTGCAATCACAATGGGAAAAGGATATGGATGCATGATGTCTTGCATGAGTTGTTGTCTGGCCTGGATCCCTGCATCGTCAGGATTTGAACCCAGGGTCAACAATACCTGATTTTGATCAAAACGCTCCAACAGCAAGCGAGCAAATCTAGCACGATCTACACTGTCTCTACGCATGAGACACAGCAGAGCATGATCACATGATAAATTTTGCCAGTCAACTGATTGAGCTACTCGAGGCAAGTCCCCCCATCGCACCATTCGATCAGTCAAACAAATGGCCGGATACGGTAACTGCTCAACGGATTCTTGCACAGTAAAAATCACTCTAAAATTGCAGTCTGGTACACCTTGTGCTCGGAACCAGGTGAACAGCACCCAAAGATGGCTAGAATCCAGTCCCTCCGGACCGCAGTCAATGATCCAAACATAGTGCTTGATCTGTTCCGGCAAGATACCTTGTTGAGCACATTCTTGTACAAATTTTTCAATTACTGGTTGCCCAAAGTAGTCATAATAACTGTGTTGATACCATATGTCATAATAGATAACTCCATGGTCACGAATGTGTATGCGCGAAACTGTCATGGGTTATACCTGTATGTCTTCCATTCCGGCTGTGCGTAGCCTTACAATGTGACCCATTTGCCACTGTTTGGTATCCAAGCCTTTGAGAATGCCCAACCAACGATTACGTAGGAACGCCACTTCGTTGATTATGGTTTCAAAGTCAATCACTTCGTCTTCTCCATCCACGTACTTTTCGGCATCTCTTGATGTCAGTGCTCGCGCATAGCCCTCAAGATACTTTTGAAAATGGCGTCGACGAATTTTTCTCAACTGTATGTTGAGCAGGTTCAGCACAGCTTCGATTTCCTGCAGCTGATTGAAACGATGTTCGGTGATGCCAGGCAGAGCGGTGATGTTTTTTTCTACCAGTCCCCCAATCTTGCAGTCGCGCTTGGCCGCTTCCAGTTCACCCTCATAGTGAGCTATAAAGTCCGGAATTGCACCTAGATCGGCAGTGACTCGACTATACCACATTAATCCCAGTTGTCCTCGTCGTCCTCATCCAGGTCGTCGTTTTCTTCTGTATCTTCTTCAAACATGTCATCCGAATCGGCATCGGTGGCCAAGTAATCACTCAAGGCTGTTTTGATGTCACTATCGCCTTTGAACCAGGTACGTATTTCGTCGGCGTCAATGTCATGATCTATCAAGATAGCTACAATGGATTCGGCTGCGTCACCGCGATCAACCACATTGACGTATCTCTTGAGCTCGGCCCAAATTTCGCTAATAACATCTACACTCATTCTGCATCCTCCTGCGATTCCTCTACTGTTTCGTTTGTGATCTTTTGATTTTTAAAGTCAGCCATGAGTCGATCCAACGACCCATTCTCGTTTGATTCCCATTTTTTACGAAACTGTTTGATAATCTCACCATCACTAGTGACAAATACCAAACTGTTGCCTTCTTTCTTGAGAAGATTTTTCTTTTCGGCTAGATCAACCAGCCCAGAGTGGGGACTCATGCCAGTGGTGTAGGGAATCTTGACCTGCACTCCCTCAAAGGGTTTGGCATAACGTGTTTTCATTACCTTGCAGGCTGAACGAATGCCCATGACGTCCGAAATCTTGTTGCCGTCTTCGTCCTCTTTGAGTTTGAGTTTTTTCATGGCCACCACAATGGAGCTGGCATAGATAAAGCCTTGACCGCCCGAAATCTTGTCATCGGGATCAAACATGTCCTGGCTAGCATAGGTGTGATTGGTACATACCAAGCCCACGTTGTATGATCCAAACATGTTTACGCAGTTTCTTACCAGGGCTGTGAGTGCCTTGGGCTTGCGACCCAGATCACCTTTGAGGTCTCCGGAATCAAACTGGTTGATGTCGGTGGGTGTGAGCAACATGCCCAGGCTGTCGATCACAAACAGCACCTTGGGACGCTCGCCATCGGGCAAGGCCTTGTAGTCGCTCATGAAAGTTGAAATGGTTTTGGCCACATCATCAATCATGGCCATGCTCAGTTTCAGCAACTTGCTCTCACTGGTATCCACACCCAGTGCCTTGAGCCAATCCTCGTCCAAGGCGTTTTCTGAGTCAATCAGCACCACAAAGATGCCTTGCTGTTGAGCATTTTTAATGATGTTGCCTGAACAGATGTAGCTTTTGCCAGCACCAGATTCACCAGCAAACACCGTGACCTTGCCCAAGGGAATGCCTCGGTGGAAGTCTCCGGATATGAGATAGTTCAAGGCATAGTTGCCTGTGGAGATCCAATCAGTGGGATCGTTGAATCCAATGCTGAGTCCGTCAATTGATTTGGTAATTTCTTTTCGAAATTTTGATACGTCAAAGGGTTTGGCCATTGTTTTTCCTTAGTTTATGTGTATAGAAAAGTTATTGTTACTTTTGAGATTTTTATAAATCAGTTGTCGGTAGAGAGTTATTCGACTAGACAAATCAGGTATGTTACCTAAATTCAAATTGTCTCCAATAGGAGCACGACCATGAGATTGACACCAGGTTTGATATTCTTTACTTAGTGGAATAGTCTGACTTGGCACAAGACTCACCGTGACAAATCCCAACAACTCGTTATAAGAATTTTCATCATCATGCGTTAGCTCAAAATCAAAATGTACAAATTTATTGTATAATGTTCTTCCCAGGTGATTGAAGGTCAAGCTAAAATTTGCAACATCGTTGGCCAATATAGAATTATCAAACACATTTGGAAATTGTTGCCACGAACCATCTGACATGCCAAATCTTATTTGATTAAAACTATCTTCTAATTCGTGTATTTTCAGATTGATGTCATCGTACTGTTGAGTATGATTCAATTTTGACAGCAAATTGGCAATAGTGACAAATCTTTCCGAATCAGGAAATATATCATGTATGCGTTCTGCTGTGCCTGAAAAATTGTGTTGCCGACGCTTTGCATCTATGTCATAAATTTGACCTTGACTACGCACCCAGTCAGCATGAAGTTTATTTAGATTGTGTTGATCTAGATATTGTTCCAACTCGAACGCATCATGCTGCCAATCAGTTAATTCTTCAATCCAGGTGTTAACACTTTCAAGAGTCTGATGTAACCGTTCGATTCGTTGGGATACTATATCAGGATATGTTTTATTTTGAATCGAAAAAGAATTTTGTTTGCATCGATTCAGCTGATCTACATAATACTCGAGTACTTCAGCATTGACTGATACAAAATCAATTGCATCGCCTGAATTGTCAAAAACAATTTGAAATTTCATAGAGGTTGTACAAGGGCTCACACCCTTGTACAGTTCCTTTATTTACTTCTGCTGACGTGCACGAATCATGGCCAGTATGTCTTCGGCCTTTTGCGGAGATTTAGATGCGGCCACAGGTGCTGCTGCAACTGCGACTTCTTCATCTTCGTCGTCGAAGCTGGAGGTTGCAGGTGCGGGCTTGGCCACCACAGGTTTGGCTGCAGGGCGAGCAGGAGCATCCTCGTCCACATCTGCTGTGGATGCAGCTGATGCAGCGCCAGCAGGTGCCTGCACACCAGCAGGACGGTAGTAGCTGCCCCAACGCTCGGTGTCGTATGGCTGGCCGTCTACTGAAGCTTCAAACATTTCTTTGATCACTTTCAACTCAACGTCAGAGGGCTTCTTGGGCAAGAATGTGCTCAGGTCAAACAAGCCATGTTGCTCAATAGCAGCAGATTCAGCTTCGGTCAATGCCGACTCTTTTCTAGCCCACTTTGATCCGTTGTAGTCAGCAAAACCTCCCTTGGCACCTTTGCTGATGCGGAAGTCCAAGCCACGCAGATAGTCTGTTGGTAATTCTTCCAGTTCAGGATCCATGAGTGCGCCCTTGATTGTGGTAAAGATTTGCGGGCCAATGATAAAGCGACGGATTGGATTCTCAGGGGACTTGTCATCGGCCAAGGGATTCTCGCGCACAAAACCTTGGAAAATATAACTGCGCTTTTTCCAGTATTTGCGACCCATTTCTTCAAGACTCTTGTCCTTGAACCAGCCACGTACTTCGGCCAAGATTGGGCAAGCATCGCCCCACATTTCCACACATGGCACTTGTACCATGACTTGTTTGGATTCCATTTCTCCACGGATGCCAGCGAATGGCAAGCGAATCATGGCTCGTTCCTGCCAGAAGAATGTGTTTTTGGTGTTACCGTCGGGCAAGAAACGCAGAGTGGCACTTTGGCCTTCTTCCATGTTCCAGTGAGGGTAAATTGAGTTGTCACCGCGTTCAGATGACTGTGAACCTTTGTTTTCTGCGGCTGCCAAACGAGCCCGAATTTCTGCTAGAGATGCCATATTGTGTTGCCTTTCTGTATGCGTTAATATGATTTTAAAAGTTGCCTTTTAGAGTGCCTGTGTATGCACTGTTGCTAGTGTATACGACTTTACTTAGCATCACAACAGAATTTTTGACTTTTTTTTGCCAGACCAGTAAATACTGGCATGACTACTCACAGAATTCACAGCAGCGACGCCCAAGTTGTACCAGCAGCTTTCCCTAATCTCTGGCAGGTCTCCAATTGTTTTGATTCCCCCACTTTTAGTTGGCTGAGCCAACGATTCCTTGATCATGACGAACAGTGGCATCGGCATAGTGATTGTTTAGAATATCGACTGCAACTCATGCCCGAAAGCAAATCGCAAAAACAACTCACTTACATGGGACATTTGCTGACAGAACCCATGCAAGAAATTGTGGGCAAACAATTAACACCTGTCATGAGCAAACTTTGGATGGACTTGCCATACTTTCACTGCCCATATCATCCAGATGCTGAGTACTTGACTGTAACCTATCAAGTGTACCTATGGTGTTATGGCGGCTCGGTGCATGGCACCTCTTTTTGCAAAGAACCAGGAACAACCGGACCTGGGCAAAGCGAAGAACTCGAAATACCGTTTGTACCCAACACTGGTTATATCAATTTAAATGTAGACCAAAAAGTACACCATGCCAAACGGGCCGATGGGTTAAGGGTGAGCGTGTGCTGGCAATGGACTGCAAAAATGTAAATTAAAAGTCTCGCGCTGAGTGTTGGCCGGAACTACACAGCGTGTGCCCATGAATACTCTGGGCTGATTCAGGAACACATAGGCAGTGTTGGGACGATAGCTCACAGCCTGTAGCTGTTCAGGTCTAAAACAGCTGATATCCTCGTAGTCCTGTGAATGGGTTTCATTCACTGCGTGGTCAGTGCAAAAGTGTGTGGCCAAATCCGGCTGTTCTTGATCGGCCATGCACACCTGCACAAAGCAGCGGATGTCCGGGTGCAGTCTATGCATCATGATTCTGCAACCCGATAGGTCTAGACTCACATAGGCCACTTGTGGGCTCAGGGCTTGACTCACAATGCGTTCAATTTCAGGTTGCAGTGCCCGCATGCGACTCTGCAGGTCGGGAGTTTGATCCCAAGGTGTGAGCAAGCGATTGGGATACTCGGCCCGCCAGGCAGTTTGATTGCCACGGTAACTTTGTTTCAGTTGCTCAAAGTCGTCGAAAAAATCTTCAATTTCCCATACGCCGGGCATGACTTCATGTGCTATGTTCATGTGGTATTATCTACCCAGTAACCCACGCAGGCGTGCCAATTCCAGGTCAAAGCTGGCGCTTTCAGACATGCCTTGCTCGGCTAAGCCTATCTTACGCATTACCGCTGGGGAGGCGATTGAGGAGATTGTTTTCGCTGTATTTCTTTTTTTTGCTTTCTCTGCTCCGCGGTCGAATTTTTGTGACAGGGAGTCATAATGTCGGGCCAATGGATTCTTATAGCCGCCGCCCAATGCATCATGTATCTCGGGATCCATTGCCTGCTTACTTTTGTGTTTGGCAACTTGTGCAGATCTTTGCAGCAGATCAGTACTGAGTTCATTTAGAGAATCTTCCGCCAGGCCTTTTTTCATTTTTGCCATTGCAGCCTGAGTCTTTTCACCAGAATCAATGTAGGCATCAGCATCAACTTCTTGGCCTATGCTTCTACGTTTTTCCAGGCCAGGCATCATGTCCAGACCTTTGTTGTCATGAGTGTCCACGATATTCCAGAGTTTCTTTTGAAGTTGTTTGTCATCATAGAACAAAGAACCAATTGCATTAGCAATAGGTCCATCGGGTGCTGGATCATCTTTGGTCCAACTTTCTGTTTGACCAGTTTGTAAATCTCTTACATCCATGGTTTCTATGTCCAGTGTTAGGCCCATAGATATCATGTCAACAGGTCGGATGATAAAATTTGCTGATTCTTTTGACCTGGCATTTGTTACTTTAACTTCAAATGTATTGTAATTTATTTCATTCACAAACTCTGCTCGCCAGCCGCTGTCCTTTTCGGCTTCGTCTTGTGCCAGGCCTTCCGCCACACCCGACTCGTCCAGCCCACGGGCCTTGCGCCATTTGCGAATACTTTTGCCCTGATCGCGTCTGCTGCCTAGTTTGGGCCTAAGATCGCCCAAGGCTTCCGCCATGCCAGGCTGATCATCTTCGGGGCCTGTGGGAGTACCAATCTGTGTCAATGCGTCGGCTAATTCCGGGCTGGCGTCAGCCAGTTCCCACATGCGATCCATCACAGCCGAGTCATCCCATGCATTGGCATTGGGATCACGATCAGCCAGGTCAGTCAAGCGATCAAACAGCTCGTCGTCGCCCACTAGACCCCCCAGTTGTTCCGTGGCATCCATGGCATCCACACCCACAGTCAAGGGCTGGCTCAGCAGCTGACGCAGTTGATTTAGTTGTTCTGGAGTTTCAGGCAATTCCCATGTACCTTCCATTACACGGTCAGTCCAGGCTTCAAATATTTTAAGTTCTTTCATGCTGTTTTCCTTCTGTTGTATGCGTGCCAGCAAGGGCAAGGCTGATTCTATTCTGGCATCCAGAGTCTGTTCCACAAACAGTTGTCGGATGTCTTCTACCAATTCTTCGTGACTGCCAATGTCAGCCGGCGTCCAAGATTCAAAATAATCAGCATAGCCACGACTGGAACCCAAGCGACGAATGCTTTCACGCAGGGCATCATAGTAGTGAGCCGCAGATTCTACCACTTGTTGGCTTATGCCTTCCAGCACACGGCCAGCACTGGCTCGGCGAAATCTTGACAGCACAGCCAGTTCTGACACCATTTCTGTGATATGCACCCCGCGCACATCCCAGGGACGGCCTCCCGCACGCACATGTTCCAACATGGCACGACCACCTGCCAATTGTCGAAATGGCAGTCTGTAGCGTTCACCATCCGCAGTTTCCAAGAACAAGCTGTCGATTTGTCGATGGCGTGCATCACCTTCGCCCAAGGGGCGTTTGTGTCGGATCATGAGTCTGGCTTGAGTGGCTTCGCCCACATAGCTGATGTGTCGTGTGCCATAGTAGCCTTCAAACAGGCCCTCGCGAATGGCTGCCATGCCAGCTTGATGATGGCGCAGCTTTGCAATGTTTTCAATGCTGAAATTTCTAAATCCTGTACCGGGACTCACGGCCCACTGCTTGAGCTGGTTCAAAAACCCAAACCACACATCGGCATCGGCATCTTCCATGCCCCGGGCCATGTTGTTGGACGCCAACAACAGGAATGTGTCATCTTCCTGGAACATGATCACCACAGTGCCGTAGTTGCGTCCAGATGCACCCACATAATCAAACGAAAACATGTCAGCATCCTGTGCTGTGGTCACTGCACGGCCTGCTTTGAAATATTCGGGCTCGAAGTTGCGAGTCACCAGCAGGTCAGCCAATTCTTGGGATCGTGTTTCAATACTCATAGTAGCTTATTTAGCGCATTATTGATATAAATGGCATGGGATCAATGCGCTGATCTCCGTGATCCTTCATTTGTGCATCCATTTCTGGGTGATAGGTCTGCAGCAGTTGCATCATGCGCACAGCCAAGATAGTGGCCATCACAAGGTCATCATGCTCGCCGGGCTTGGCTGCATAGCTGACTCCGTGAGCAATGAATGTTTTGAGCTCAGAGATTAGTGGTTGGCTGGCAATGCGCAAGCGACCCGATTCCACTAGAATTTTCAGCTTGTTGCAGGCCGTGAGCTTGGCTCTAGGTGTGGTATTGAATCCCTTGCGGAACCTGCGCCCAGTGGTGCCCACAACCGAATTGTCGCTGAGAAAATAGCCCGGGATGTTTTCTTCCCCATAGTCAGCAATGCTGATCAAAGCAGCTTCGCCAATGGTGTTGTTTTCAATGCTGTAGTAGATGCTGTTTTGATCCTGTGTGTGTTCGTGCAGATGTTTCACTATGTCGGCCAGGATTCTGATTTGTGTGGGAATATCGGTGCGGTTGTGGCGCCACTCGCCGATTTGCCTGGTAGAGTTGGCCTCAAAGATCTGGATAGCAGCAGGATCACCCCCAGTGCCCAGACTGGGATCCAAAGACACTACATAGATTCGGCCGCGTTCGGGACGCTGATACCATCGCACCTGGCCAGTGTGATAGAGAGGTTCTTGGCCTTGTAAATCAATCAAGGTGGTGGCGGCAATTAGTGTCTCTTCCCAGATGATGAATTCGCAATCCATTTCTCTGCGGAATCGTTCATCGCCCAGTTGTGCTCGCTGTTCCGCAGCCCATGTTTCGTCTCGATCTGGGTGCTCGTGCCAGTAGCTGCGATAGGCTTTGAATCCATTTTGTCCAATGGGTGTGGGATTGCCATAGGCATCCTCGCAACGATTGGCACCTTTCCACAACTGAGCAAACTGATCCTCGTCTGAGTTGGGAGTTGATGTGATAATGGCTTTACCACCAGTGGCCAAGGTGGGCGAAATCGAAGTCCAAAACTCTTTGGCAATGGTGGGGCGCACAAACGCAAACTCGTCGGCGTACAGCAGGGAAATACTCATACCCCGGCCGGTGTTTTCGGTTGTGGTAGCTGACACTATGCGACTGCCGTTTTCAAAGTCCAGGTTGCCTTTGTTGTAGCTGGTGACACCGGCTCTGATGTGATCCGGGCACAGTTCATAAGCGTATCGAATACGCTGCATGATCTCTTGAGAGCCGGTGTACTTGTGCGCAGCTATCAATATGGTCGAATCAGGCACAAACATGGCATACCATAGTAGATAACCCGCAGCCGATGTCGACTTGCCAGTCTGCCTGGGCATCATGCTGATGCTGAATCTGTAGTTGTGGTAAGTGTCTATCAGCTTTTTTTGATAGTCAAACGGCTGATACAGCATCTTGCCCCGAGTGGGGTGCTGTATGTGAAAAAAGTTGTCAAGAAAATACCTGGGGCCGTCCACAGGATCTGCACAGGCCACAAACTCTGCCAGCTGTGATTCGGTATAGGCCTGGCGTCGATGCGGGGCCTTGACTAAGTTGTCTGCGTCCTTAGCAGCCATGGCATCAACTCACCAAGTGAGCAAGCTCGGGCCAAAGCTTCACAAATGCACCCAGGTCATGGCGATGATACTTAGTTTCGATCAAGTGCACATGATCTCTGAGATTGGCACCAATGGTCATCCAGTCCGGCTCAATGGTTTCCATTCTGCTCAAAATAGATGCAAAGAAATCTCGTTCTTGATCTCGTTGCTCAAAATCCTGTTGATACTGCTGTATGTGTTGCTTGGCCAGGTCGCGAATTTCGGGACTCAACATGGCTGGATCAAGGTAATCAGGCTGATACAAGGTCTGCCACAAGATATCCAGGCCCACACTGTCAGCATATTCTCGCAATTCATGCAATCGGGTACAGTTGTAGAGATTGTAAATGGCATGTATGCCGCCCCAATGTTGTCCAGACTTGGTCAATTCAGCAACCTGCTGCACATTCTGGTCGAGTTGTGTCCAATTGGCACCCGATCTCACATATTCAAATCTTGACTCCGTATTGTCAAAACTCATGCTCCAGCCTACTCGAGTTCTGGTTGCCAATTTCTGAAAAATCTTGTTGGTTGCAAAATCCACACTCATGTTTGAAATCAGTGTCACGCGAGTGTTTTTGCCAATCACATCCAGCAGTCGTTCATTTTCGGGCAGCAACAATGGCTCGCCTCCCACAAGTGCCACTTCCCGAATGCGATCGCTGTGTTGTTCAAGATAGTCACACACCTGTTCATAATAGGGTCTAGCCCCGGATCGAAACGGTATGTGTTTGAGACCGGCCCATTTGCTGCTGCACTTGTCCCCACAGTAGTTGCAGCTGAGATTGCAGGTGATATTCCAGCGCACATCAATCAAGGTGGGCAAATGTTCAGTATCTCCAGCTGTTTGTGCATCGAATTCTGAGCTGACATCATTGTGCCAAGCACGCTCGCTGCGTCCATAGCGTTCGGCTTGCACACAGTTGTAACAGTAAGCATGTGGTTCGCCGCGGCGTATGCTTTGGCGAATTTCCTGCATGACAGGGCCGTGAAGAATTTCCTCAATGGTGTTGTTGTTGAGATTGCCCAGCATGTTGGGATCACCTGCACAGCAGGTTTTGACATCGCCACGAGGGTTGATATGCAGACCACGCCAGGGTGCTGCGCAAAAGAAATCGCTCATGCAGTAATTATCGATGTGTGAGTTTGTTGAAATTAAATTGAAATCCTGTAGCCTGTTCCACTTCGGCCACAGTGGTCTGATAACGGGGCAAGTCTGTTACTGGCAAGGCAGTGTTGGGCATGAGATAGGCCATGACCTGACCCGAAGTTTTTTCCACAATGATCTTGTACAAGCGGGTGGGTATGCCCAGGCCTGCACCTGTTACTGCATGGCCAGCATCATAGATTCCGCCCGACACAATGTAAAAATCCCCGCCTCGGGAGGCCCAGTCTCGGGTCCAGGTTTCCAACTGTTTCCATATTCCGCGGTTGTTGTTGGCCACTTGTGCCACCATGTTTGACAACAGGAAACTCTCGCTCATGATCTGATCCGACTGTGTGTTGTTGGCCGCCGGACTCATGTGTCCACGGTCATGTGTGCGGCCCACAGTGGCATAGTCGGCCAAGGTAGCACGGCACTGTGGCGCAACATCGGGATCAGCTCGAAAGTTGTCTTTTCTCTTGGCCGGACCTGACATGGCAGCTGGTGTCAAGTGCTCAAACACTGCCACTGGTGCTCGAACATCACAGCGATGTATCACAGCATAGTTGTTTCTGCACAGTTCCTGATCACCAGGTCTTGGCTGATATTGCGGTGCGCCTGTGGCTGTGAACTGTGGACAGTCTCGGTTGATGTCAGCTGCAGCGGTGCTGGCCATGATAGCCAGCACAATGGCATAAAAGATATGTTTCATATATACACGCCTTGAATAATGTGTGCAACTATTTATTCAACTGTGATTTACCAACAAAGTTCAGTTTGGCAACATTGAGGCACAACTAGTACATGCGTGGGATAGACCAGTAATTCCAGGTCACTTACATTAGTAGTGTAGACAGCAAATACACAACATAGTGTATGGATTTACTGAAGTACTACTAATACTTTGTCTGGCCCAACTTGTGTCGAAGTACCTAGTAAGTATTACAGAGATCCTGGAGGATTGAACTTGAACTCGATTAAAATTGCCGAAGATTTAAAAATATATCAACTGTACCAGCCCGAGCATGGTGACGATATTCCAGTCACTGCTGACCCCCGGGATCCCAGACCCTTGCATTTGGGATATGTAAACAACATTGCAACCCCACTGCCAATGGAATATTTGACCGGCAGTGATGCGCTGTTCCGTTATATGAGAACCACAAACTGGGAGGAGTTTTCCCAGATTTTGGGCCAACAGCAGCCCGACTCTATTGCCCTGCATGTGAGTGTGTTTGAACAGTCCGGAATCACTGCAGCGGAATTTGTCAACATGGTGGAAAGCATGGCCAGACTTGCCACACCAGGGCATCGGCCACGCATTGCAGTTGCAATCGAAAACAACACCCGCCTGGGCACAGTGAAAGATTTAAAGGCAGCCGGAGTGTTTGGTATCATACCCTGCAACAACACATTTTCAGCAGAAGAAACTCAAGCGGGCATGACAGCCGTGGCCACAGGTGTGCCTTACTGGCCCCCACATATCCTGGATCACTTGCCGGGCAATCGCACCACTGTGACACAGCCCATAGACCACAACATCCGCCTGACCGATCGTCAACAACAGGTGTGTGATCTTATTTGCAATCGTGGACTCAGCAACAAACAAATTGCCCGAGCACTCAGTCTCAGTGAGAGCACAGTAAAGATACATGTGAGTGCCATCATGCGAGCACATGGTGTGAGAAACCGAACACAACTGGCCCTGTCAGGTGGCAGTGGACTCCGGGCTTGACCCGTTCTAGTACAACAGTTGTGGTCATACTGAAGCCTAAACGCTCTAGGTGGTTCCGCATCTAAGTAATAGTGTAACCTAGAGTTACCATATTTACAAGAAAAGGAAACCTATCATGCTCACAACCGATCCGTTTTTTGCCCTGTTGCAAAATGTACAAGACACCAAGACCAAAGTGTCTGACAGCATATTCGAAAACTACAAGCTGCAAGTAGCACAAACCAACGACATCAACAATCGTGCCATGCAAGTGGCCTTAAACAATACATCTTCCTTTGCTGACCTCAAAGCTGCTGTGAACAAAGGCACATTGGAAACCATGTTGGCTGCACAGCGTACTGATGCTGCTATTGGCAGAGTTGCCTCTGAAACTCAACGCATGATCATGGAACAAGGCGAAGCCACTCGTGGTTTGATCAACGCACTCAACACACAAAACTTGAACACTGCCTTGATCAACATCAATACTGCTCTCACTGGCCTCAACGGTCAATACGGCGGTCTGGGCCTGGCCTACGGTGGTGCAGCAGCAGCCGCACAAACTGCAAGCACCAACAGTGTAATCAATGCACTCAGCAGCGCCACCAGTGGTCAGAGATTTATCAACACTGGCGTGGCCAACGCCACAGTGCAATCTTCCGAAGCCACGTCAATTGGCTGATCGATTTAGCTGTATACAAGCAGCCTTTAAAGACACTGTCACCCGCAGTGTCTTTTTTTTGACCATGCCAGTGCTACTACCACTAGTACTGGTGTGCGATCCATACTGAAGCAGGTGGGTCAACTGCCTTAGAAAGTTCTAAGTATTAATGTGGCAAAGCGGAATGGTTCTGTTTTGCGCTCACATCCGGGACCAATAACCTGGAAATTTTATAATTTAAGGAATTAATAAAATGGCTGACATGACTACACTCACAACTGATCCGTTCTTTTCATTGCTGCAAAACATTCAAGACACCAAGACCAAGGTGTCCGACAGTATTTTTGAAAACTACAAACTGCAAGTGGCACAAACCAACGACATCAACAACCGCGCCATGCAAGTGGCCCTGCACGATGCAACTGCACTGGCTGACCTCAAGCAAGCCACCAGCGAAGGTGTGTTGCAAACCATGTTGGCTGCTGGTCGCACAGACGCTGCCATTGGTGCCACATCCGCTGCTCAACAACGCTTGATCATGGAACAAGGCGAAGCCACTCGTGGTCTGATCAATGGTTTGAACACACAAAACTTGAACACAGCCCTGATCAACACCAACACAGCTCTCACAGGCTTGAATGGTTTGTATGGTGGCTTGGGTCTGGCCTACGGTGGTGCTGTGGCTGCTTATCAAAGCGCCAGCACTAACAGTGCACTGAATGCGTTAAACAGCGCCATCAGCACACAAGGCTTGGTCAACACAGGCACCATGACAGGTACTACACAGACTTCTACTCCTACCAGTATCAACTAATCAAGGAGTATCTCTATGTATAGATCTACATGGGGTTACGGCGGCTGGGGAGGTTGGGGAGGCTACGGCGGCTACGGCGGCTGGGGCTACCCTAGAGGATACTTGGCAGCTGGCATAGGTTATCCCTATCAAGGCGGCTGGGGTTCTTTTTATCCCTACTATAGCTACGGCTATGGTGGCTATCCGTTAATCTAAGCAAATCAACCAGTGAGTTGGGTAACACCAACTCACTTTTATTATAACAACAAAAAGGGGCACAACATGTACACAGGTTATTTGTATCCATATTATAGAAGTTTTCCTTATCCCTATCCAGCCTATGGCTATCCCGCATGGGGCTACGGCGGTGTTTGGGGTGGTTATGGCAATTATTCTGCCAACAACATAATTGGCAGTGCCGTGGCCAATCAAAGTCTCATCAACACCGGCACAGCAGCCGGTATCAATCAAATTGCCACGCCCACAGTAATTGGCTGGTAAACCGGGAATACCAACATGTATAAAAAAGTCACACACAGTATTGTGGAAGAGCACTTTGACCATCCCATGGCTCAAGAGATCAAGAAGATGGTGGATTCTGGTAAAAAGGTGGAAGCGGCATGGCCACCAACACCAAAGTCACAGGAACTCTTTAATCAATTGAGATTGCAGTTTGATCAATTTAACACAGCCTTGCGCAATGTGATTGTAGGATCTGGTACTAATGATCCTGCTCTGACTTACAACAAACAACAGTTGTCGGCGCTGACTGCTCAATTTGGTTCATTTTTTGAACCCTACTACGGACAATCAGCTGCTGAAGCTGCGGTAGGGCACATTGCTGAATTTGCCAAGGCCATTGAAGACACTATCTCTGTTGCTGCAGCTAAAGGAGACTGGAATACTCCTGCCGCTGCTGCACTCGATCATTTGAATGCCTTGGCTGCTTTGTTGACTTCATGGAATCCTGCATATTGGAACAATCGATATCCCAGTCTTGTCACATATTTTTTGCAGTACTACCAAGCTGTTGTGAATCAAATCAGTGCGCGAGCTGATCAAGATTGGACCAAGGATGCAGTGCAGGCATTTTCTGCCAGGCAAATTGTTGCCAACGGTCCATTGACATTTGCACCATTTAACGGAGCACCAGATTTGTCTGGCCAGTTATCAACCATGATAATTCAACAGTTTCCTGACAAGATTAAACCATAAATCATCATGTACAAAAAAATCACTCGCGACATTCAGGAAGAACACTACGGTGCTGCCATGATATCGCCTAACCCAGGTGTTCTTCCTCCGCTACCGAGTGCAGTGATTAATGAACGTACCCTGGTGTTTAGGATGGATTCTCGCACCCATTGGACCAGATATTCCTTGGGCATGATCAACTACTCGGTCAGTAGACTGGGCAATCTTGACAGCACACCTGCTGTGGAACGAAATCTCAGCAGAAATGCCAACTTCATTGGTGACTTCTTTGTGCCCTACTATGGCATCACTTCGGGTACCAAGATTGGCAATCTGTTGAATGTGATCACGCTCAACGGTGTCAAGGTGGTAGAAGCCTTGGTGGATAAAAAAGACATTGAAGTGTATCGAACCATCTGGGACAAGCAGATCTATGAGTGGGCTGACTATCTCAATCAGCAAAATCCCTCCTACTATCCACGAGACCTGCTGATAGAAATGATGACCAATCTCACTGCGTTCTGGGTGGAGGATTTCCAGGCCAGAATAGACAGCGACTTTGCTGCTGACTCAGTGGCCTTGGACAACATACTCAAGGTGGCTGTGACTGGCATACCCAATCATGTGAACCGTGGTTACTCCAGCATAGCCGACATACTCAGTCGAGGCATAGTGGCACAGTTTCCACTGTCGTTTACTGAATAGTCCAGGAGCCAGCCATGTCAGTAATCACCATTGATAAAGGCAAAAACATTGAGTTTGTGGACCTGGAAGCACATGTTGTGATGGCCCAGCAACGATATCGTGCCTTGGAAGATCGTATTGCTCGCAGCGAAGTTGAAATTGCCAAAATCAACGATCGCAATCGAATGTTCATGAGAATTTTGCTGGGTGCAGCGGCCAGTCTGGTAACAGGCACTGCACTCAGCGTGCTGAGCATGATCTTGGGAAAATAACATGACCACCGAAGCTGAATTTGTGGAAATACGCCGGCGCATGGAAATGTTGAAGCTGGCTAGACATCTGCTAAACGAAGACTATCTCAAACAACGAGCCGCTGCCTACACCCAGTGGACCACTGACAGTGACCATGCCTGGAAAACTCGGGGTGTGAAATTGCCGTTCCCGCCGGTGCCCGCCATGCCATCCGAAGCAGATGTGGTGGCTCGTGCTCTACAGTTGTACAATCATGTGAATGCCCAGGCTGCACCAGCATCGCCACCAGCACCTGCTGCAGCGCCTGCAGTATCAACACTACAGCCAGAGCCAGTTGCAGCCACTTCTGTGCCTGCAGCAGAGCCTGAGCCTGTGATCGAACCCGAACTCATGGCCGAACCTGAACCGGAGCCAACTCCCGAACCTGTAGTGGCGCCAGAACCAACTCCAGAACCAACTCCAGAACCAACTCCAGAACCAACTCCCGAGCCAGTGTCTGTGCCAGTGCCTGCAATTGAAACGGTGTTGCCCGTGAGCAGACCCGAAACTGTGTACACTGAACAAGTGAAGAAAATTTTCGAAACACCCTCACCTGCAATTGATCCACCCCTGGATCAGGCCGTGGAGAGCTTGGTGCAAGCCGAAACTGAGAACAATCGAGCTCTGGTGCCCATGATTCGTGGCTTGATTGAAAAGGGATTTTTGCAACTGGGACACCGACTGGGGCAAAACAAAACCAACAAAAAGGAAACTGACTAATGTTTAACAATTTTTTAATGTATCGCTCGTTTGGTCCCAGAAGACCCCTGGCACGCAGACCCTTGGCACGCAGACCAGCGTTTCCAGTGATAGCACAGTTCGGCGGCGGGGGATCAGACTTTTTTGTCAATGGTGGATCAGGACCACCCGGCCCACCCGGCCCACCCGGCCCACCCGGTAATCCCAGTCCAGTAGCAGTAACGGATGTGGTTACCGCAACCTACACAGCACTGGCCACTGATTACTTTTTGTGTGTGCTAACCAATGGTTTGGTCACTATCACCTTGCCTGCAGGCACACTGGGCCGAGTCTACATGGTGAAAGATTGCTTTGGTGCTGCGGCCACAAATCCAATTACCATACAAGGCACTGGGGGGCAACTGGTTGATGGTGCTGCCTCGGCCACCATCAACACCAATTTTGGTAGCTTGCAGTTTGTGTTCAATGGCACCGGTTGGAGCATTGTGTAATGAGTTACAAGTCACCCTTGGCCACCAATGCTACACCTGGCATTGTGACACCGGGCACCAATCTCACAGTCAGTAGTGGTGTGATTGATGTCACACCAGTGGCATTGTTCAACCAAGCATATTTCTTCAGCACAGTGACTCAGACCAACCCTGTGGCCAATGCTGTCAATATCGCAACCTTCAACAATAGTGCCATCAATGTGGGCATCACCCTGGTGGCAGGTTCACAGATCACAGTGAGTCGCAATGCCAACTATAACTTTCAATTTGTCATCCAGGGTGACAAGACCGATGCTGGCACTGATCTAGCTGATATTTGGATTCGCCGTAATGGCGTGGATTATCCCGACACCAACAGTCAAATTTCCATCACAGGTGGAGCAGGAGTGTTGGTGGCATCATGGAATTTTACTCTGGCATTGACTGCCGGAGACACAGTACAAATTGTCTGGCAGAGTTCTGACACTGCCTTGCGATTTTTGTCAGTACCCGCACAGGTTGGTCCTGTGCGACCTGTGACACCTAGTGTGAGATGCACTATTATTCAACTATAAAAGGAAACAAAATGTCATATACCAACAATCCAAGAAGCATACTGGCAGGAGCCGGTATTGCCATTACCCCCACTACAGGCACCGGTGCCGAAGTTGTGACCATCAGCACCAGCGGTGTTCAAACTGTGGCTGTGAGAATTGCTGTGGCCACTCCGGTCACTGTGGTCAACACCGATGACTTGGTCAGCGTACAAGTACCCGGTCCAGTGGCAGTGGCAGTCAACTTGCCTGCAGGTGTCACGGGTCGTCAATTCACCATCAAGGATGGCTTGGGATTGGCTGCTCCGGCAACCCCCATCACAATCACGCCAGCAGCTGGCACAATTGACGGTGCTGCCACAGCCACAATCAATGCCCCTTATGGTTCGCTCACTCTGGTGTACACTGGTGTTGAGTGGCAGTTGATCTAAGGCACTGACATGGCCTACAATAGACCACCACAAGTGACCTTGGCCGGAGTGGCCTTACGACAAAATCCCCCGCCCACGGTGGTGCAGCCTGCTGGCATTGTGCCTGTCACACTGGATGCCGAAATTGCCACTACCACCAGCTTGGGCGTGGTGCAGGTGGGCAATGGTCTTGCTATCACACCAGCGGGTGTGCTATCGGCCACTGGCGGCGGCGACTGTTGCCAGGTCAATACAAAAATCACTCGCAATAGTTACACCGCTACTGCGAGCGATTGCTTTATTGGTGCCACTGAAAAAAACATTACCATAACACTGCCAAAAGGCGTGGATGGCAAAGTTTACTATATCAAAAATCGAGCAAATGGCAGCATCACAGTCAAAGCAGCCAGTGGCGAAGGTATAGATGGTAGTTCATCTAAAACACTAGGAACCAGCGGCAGTCTCATACTGATATTTGCCGATGATTGCTGGAACATCATGTAAGGTAAAATCATGTACAAAAAAGTCACACACAATATCACAGAAGAACATTTTGAGCATCCCATGGCTGCTCAAGTATTTGGTGCCGCTGCGGCCTACACTAGACCTGCCAAGTACCCGGATGGCACTGCCATTCCAGAGTCATTGCCGCCCAGCTATCAACCAGCCTGGCGTGGGCAAGCACCAAGTGGGCAAAAATGCCGCAACTGCAAGAACTATGATGCTGCCACAAGTATTTGCCTTGGCTGGAATGCCCCTGTGAGACCGGGTTGGTGGTGCGCAGCCTGGGACAGTACCATGCCGAAAACAGCCAGCAGTGCTTGGATGATATATGACCAAGATGAAGACATGATTGTGCTGGATGTGCCACTCATGATCAGAATCATGGAATATGCTCGAGAACAAGCAGCCACGGACCAAGAACTGCACACAATTGCAAAAAAGATGATCCGGTTGGTCAACCAAGAGGGTGAGTTGACCATGGATCACTACCGGGACATAGTGGGTGAGACTACACCTGCGTATGTGCCCGAAGCCAAGTGAGACAGTTCCTTCTAAAATCCAGTCCCCGAGATGATCGGGACTGGATCTATCAAAGATCTGATCTAACTCCGCAACCCAAGGTAGATTTGCGAGAGTGGGACAGTGCTGTGGACAGTCAATTGGATCTAGGCAGTTGTGCCGGCAATGCCATGGCCAATGCCTACGAGCTGCAGGTTCGGAGACAAGCACCCGAAAACTTTGTGGAACTGAGTCGCCTGTTCATCTACTACAATGCACGAGCAATTGACAACAGCATCGATCAAGATACCGGAGCCTATCTCAGAGATGTGATCAAGGCCGTGCGAGACCATGGCATCTGCAGTGAAGCGTTGTGGCCGTACAATGTAGAAAACTTTGCAGTGAGACCCAGTGACGAAAGTTTTGAGGATGCCCGGTCAAGATCCTTGCGCAACTACCGCAAACTAGACACCATCGATGACACTGTGGACGCCTTGAGTCAACTGCGTCCTGTGATATTTGGCATGGAAATTTATGCCAGTTTCATGCGAGTAAACGCCGAGAATCCTGTGGTACCCATGCCCGAGCCCGATGAACAGGGTCGAGGTGGACATGCCATGTGCATGGTGGGATATAGACTGCCCGAGCGACAATTCTTGGCCAAAAACAGTTTTGGCACTGCCTGGGGAGATCAGGGCTACTGTTGGATTCCGTTTGAATATCTAGAACAGCAAGGTTACGACCGCTGGGTGTTTGATATTTGGAATCCGGTGCTGGATCGTGTCAGTTAAAAGCCCCGGAACGGTGTTACAGGACTGGTGACGCTCACATCCTCAGCTTCGTCACTGGTCATGGTGCCAATTCGAACTGCACTGCTGGCGGGCATGCCCATGGCATGCAGCGCATCATGAATGTAGTCGACCACATGCGGATCATAGCTGATCACAATTTCGTTTTCGCCAAACACTGATTCCCGACCCGCAAAGTCAGGAACGCTGTCTTGGGCACGCTGGGCAGCACCTTTGGCTCCGGCAATGGCCACACCAAAACGATACTGCAGGTAAGGGTCTTGATTTTTCAGTGCCGGTATCTTGAACGCACCGGGCAAGGCACGGCCCACATCCGGGGCAATTGACCCCACACGGCTTTCCGACACAAATTCTCTAGCTCTCACCGGAATCCACCAAATCCTTGAACTGGGCTTTGTTTATTGGTAGATTTCACTTCCTCACTGTCCAGATCACCGCTGTTGAGATCTTCCCAGTTGGCACCTGCTGCCTTGAATGCTTGTTTGAGCATGTTTTGTTCAACCCGGGTATAGGGATGTGCAGTTCGATTTTTACCAACCCAGGATTCAGAATCCATTTCAACTGGTGTGTCGGTGCCGTCAGCACAGGCCACAGCCATCATGACTCGATTGAGAGTGTAGTCATTGTTGATGTTTTTGTGGCCGTCGGTAAAGGTGTCAAGACCAACTGTGGCATAGCGATTGCGTGCCGAGAGTTTGCCCATTTTTTCTTCGGCCACAAACTCCCGGGCTCGCATGTTGATCAACCCTTGAACTGTTGCAGTTCGCGGAACAAACGACCAGCGTGAGACTCAACACTTTCGGCCATTGCCGGCTGTGGTGCCACAGCAGACATGCTGGCTGTTACCATTGCGCCTGGCACTCGAGAAAAAGCATTCAAGAAATCTCGGAAGTACATGGGGTTGCTGGCTTGACTCATGTCTGGACCACGATAGTTGTCAAATGACTTGAATCCCTTGGCTGGGTCATCTAGACCAAGACCAGTGGCTTGCAATGAGGTAACTTGTGTTTCCAGTCTGGGATCTCTCAACCACTCAGCTGCTGATTTTTTCTCGGTTTGGCCAGCGCCTTCTGCCATGGCTGGCTGTGTGCTAGCTGGTGACATAAAAGCAGTTACCATTGCACCAGGAACTCGAGCAAAAGCGTTCAAGAACTCTTCAAAGTGAGCCGGGTCACTGGCTTGACTCATGTCTGGACCACGGAAGTTGTCAAATGACTTGAATCCTTTGGCTGGGTCATCTAGACCAAGACCAGTGGCCTGCAATGACTTGGCCTGTTTCAGAGCAGGATCTCGCAACCACTCAGCTGGTGCTTTTTTCACAGCTTGATCTGCGCCTTCGGCTAGGTCTGCCTCTGCCAACTCATCAAGACGGCCCAGCATGGAAGCCATGCTTTCAGGCAAGTTGGGTTCAGCGTGTTTGCCCAAGGATGCTTTGATACTGTGTTTGAGACGCTCAGGTTGACTGCTACGATACTCGTCCGAATATTTGTGTTTGCTACGGGGATGATTGCCAGCAGGAATTTCACTGTAATCGGTTTGGCCAGGGCGAGCAAATTTGTTGACACTGTTGATACCTGTTCTTGCCATCAGTCGATCATCTTCCAGCATGGTCATGTCGTAGTTGCCATATCCGCTGGTCATGCTTTCATCATCAAATTCCCAGGACATCACGCACTTGCCATTGATATAACCACGAATTTCCCGACCTGCTGAGTGCTCTTCTACATCATCAAAAGAATCTGCATCAAACTTGCCAATAAAATCATCAAAACTGTCATAGTGTTCGCCGTCATCGGCCTGCAGGTCTTCTGCCATGATTTGCTCATTCATGTCGTCCTTGTACATGCCTTTGCCCAAGCCAGCCAGTTCAGACAGTCGACCCAGGCCAACTTCTTCCAGTTGATCGCCGGAGTCGCAAGTGCAACCGGACTCGTCTTCTTGGTTGGGCAATGCATAGTATCCATGAACTGGGCACTCGTCGTCTTGATCTTCTTTCATGACACCTTGACGCGGTTCTTGAAGATTTGGCGGAGCATCCACAGTTTGACCCGAGCTCTTGTTGCGATTCAAATCATTGCTGATGGGATCAGTTGACAGTTTCATGTCCTGGTATTCAGGCTCAGTGGGCCAGTCGGCTGCGTTTTCGTCCACAACTTCGGCGCAACCACAGGGTGCCTGACCACAGGCAGCACAGGCATGTGCACCGGTATCGGCACCCATGTTTACACCTGCACGGCTCAACATCATGGCCAATTCTGCTGCATCATCGTCAGTGGCTGTGACTGTGACGCTTTTTTGAGGGCCACCGTGTGGATCAGTGCTCATGGACACATTGATGTTCATGCTTTCGGAAATCATGCTTTCCAGTTCACGGTTCAGGCTGTCATAAATGCCCTTGCCCACCACAGAGGAGCCACTGGACTTTTTCTTGCCCTCTGGCTTGCTGTCAGAGGCCTCTGAACTGGTGGCCACTGAGCCTGCTGTGGTACCAGATTCTTCCACATCCTTTGATTTTTTCTTGCCTTCGGATTTCTTTTTCTCAGGCAGGCCTTCATGCTTGGTACTGGCAAAATCTTCTGCGTCTTTCTTGCCCATTGACCGAGCTGTTTTGGCAACTTCTTTTGACGCAGGCTTTTCACCCTTTTGAGCAGCATGTACCATGCCCATGAACTTTTGTTGCTTTTTGCTCACAGCTTTTTCTTCCAAGGGAGTCACAGTGTAGCCACATTCTTCCAGGGCTGCAATTGCTTCTTCGATCTCTTCGGGATTCAACAACTTGCTGTTGCCGCTAGGGCCTTTGGCACCTGTACTTTTGCCAGTGCCCTTGGGTCGACCGCGACCACGCGGGCCACTTGAGGATGCAGCATCACCGTCGGCACCCACTGACATGCCTTCGGGATCCACCCTGCGTGTTACCATGCGACCAGTTGAGGTATGCTTGATATCATGCTTGGCGCCGTGTTGGGTATCGCCCTTTTTTGCCATGCCAGCTCTGCGCTTGACATCGTTCAACATATCGTCCCAGTTTTCTTCAACTGGTTCACCGTGACCGCCCAAGGCAGCTTTCATGGCTTCAGCAGCAACATCGCCCAGCATTTCGTCTACTTCTTTTTTGGCACCGGCAATCTTGTCGGCAAAAGTAACTTTGTCTCGGGGTTCAGCCAAGGCAGCAAATGACTTTTGCTTGGCTGTCATTGGCATACCACCTTCTTCTTTAACTGGGAATTCTTCGTCGCCCAATTTGAAACTGTCTTGGCCACGGGCTTTGGCTTGTTGTGCTTTGAAGTGCATGACTCCAGAGCCTTCTTCCATGTCGCCCTCGGGCAAATTGGGCTCTGCATGTGTTCCATGCGCATCTTTGATACTGCCTTTGAGACTGGTTATTTGATCTCTTGATGGCATACCTTTTCTTTTGCCGGCTGTGTTGATGTTGTGTTTGATGCCTGTACGACCAATACCGGATCCTGTGGTCAAGGGATCAGTTGACGGAAACTCACTTTGAACTCCACCTGTTCTACGCTTTTGTCCAGGATCATTTTTGGGTCTCAGTGGAATTTCGTAACCATAGCCGATGTTGTCATATTCATCACTGTCCCCGGGTTCTTGAGTGTACAGTTGATCTTTGTACTTGGGATCACGCCACTTGGCTGCTTCTTCTATATCAGCTTCTTCCAGCTGACCAGCTTTTTTCATCTTTTGAAACTGAGCACCTGCCACACGCTCGCCAGCGGCCTTTGAGCCATATTTTTTGGCAGCTTTGTTAGCCAAGGCCTTGAAGCCAGTGGTGGCATTGTTGTGCTTGCCCATGTCACGCTCGGTGAGCTGAGTGGGTTCGGCGCGGTTTTCAACTGCATCGAGACGTTTAAAGAGATCGTAGAAAAAAGTCATGTTATATTATCCTCGGGGATGTGCGCCAGTAGGCGGCTTGGGGGGACGCTTGATTGTGCTCATGGGGCTTTTCACACCCTGTGGCAAATCATTTGTGGTCTTGGCTGCGGGTGTTTTACCACCAGCCACAGTGAAATCACTGCGATAGGCATTTTTCAACACCACATGATCGTGGGGTTCAGCTGAGTAATCCTGACTCAGGGCCTTTTGTTCAGCATCAGGAGCAGGAAAGTCTGTGTGTTTCAACAGGTCTTTATTTTGTGCAGCCACACGGGCAGCTTCTTGAGCGAGACTGTCATCATGCGATTGAGTTACCAATTGAATACGATTGGGATCCATGCCCAACAAATTGGCCAACTGCTGAATCTGGGGCTCAATGGCTGGGTAGCGCAGTTCTAGATCAAAACTGGAAACTGATTCATTGGAGAACTTGGCAAATCCAGCGGGCTGGGCCTGCACTGGTGTTGACTTGATGTTGCCCAAGCGAACAGGATCAAACTGATCCAGACGCTGTTTGAGCCGGCTGACAAAATCTGCAGGTACATCACCCACCATGCGTATGCGATACAAGTAGGTTTTTTCTGATTCTGCCAGGTATTCTTTGAATAATTTCATTGGTATATTCCTCTACATATTTATTCAGTTTTGTGGTTTTGTGACCGATTGCCTAGAATACGCTCCAGCAGATCATTGCGACTCAACACCTGACCTTGACCCTGAGCAGCGGGTTCATCTTCACCGCGATCCTGGTCCATGCGAGCCTTTTTCAACTGCAGATCTATCATTTTTAATTTTTTGTTCAGCTTGGCTGTTTTGGCTGTGAGCGCATGACCCAGCATGGTTCCAGCCACAGCAAATATTTCGGATGCATAGCGACTGTCTATATTCATGCCTAGATCGGTGAGATCACGATAGCTGTCCACAGCCAGGCGGGCCAGCTCGTCCAGTTCTTCGTCGCCAGTGTCCAGGCCACGAACTGTGGGCAGGGCAGCTTCAATCTTGTCCACCACATGATTGATTTCTTCCAGTGCTGTTTGTGTTTCAGTCACTGTGAGTGGCACATCCACAGGTGGCGCTTCATCACCGGTGGGCAGATCAAAAAGTTCTTCGAGTTTTCGCATACCTTATTTATTGGGTTAATTTATATGTCTCAAAGTCTGTTCGGTGTAGCAAAGAGTATTTTACTTTGTCCCAAGTGATGTTTAATTGTTTAGAAATTTGTAGATTGTTTAACCCCGAATCGTGTAATGCAATAATTTTTAGCGCCAAATCTAAATTTTTTTCTAAGTAAGTATTTAAAGTTGTTTTTCTCTTCTTATCTGACCAAGGTTTTCCTTTTCTTGCTGCTGCGTTTTTACGGCAGTTATCTAGTCTAGACTGTATGGCTTTTTCTGTCCATACTCTATTTCGCATTTTTTCTTTCATCGACTCTGACCTTTTGGCCCCTTTAACAGCGGTTGGGCCTCTTCGATCTACTCCAATTTGATGCTTTAGTTTATTATCTTTATTTTTCAATGGATGATTTAGCTTCATGTTTTCAGAATGATGTTCTGAAAACATTTTCTTAGCAATTTCATATATTTTACTGTTTGGTCTGTATCGTTGCTGTTGCATTAAGTTCTTTTGATTGGATAGTTGCCAAAATGCATAGATCATTTTTCTCTTTTTGTCGCCAGTTAACATCTTTGTTAATAACAGATGACAAATAAAGTGTTCTCTAGCTGTAAGAACTACTAAATTTTCTTTACCGTTTAAGCCACCGATTGATTTTGGAATAATATGATGCTTTTCGACATAGGAAGGAATTACTGTCCTATTCTTAGCATTATCAATAATCAAGTAGTACCACTTAGAATATTTGTTGTTTTCAAATAACATTGCAAAATCTCCTGCATTGTTATTTATCTTTTTCCATTTACAAAAATGTCTTCTTCAGTGACCACTCTAAATCCCAAGCCGGCTCGTTGGCAAAACTTGGAGGCGGCCTGCCATTTGGCGTAGTTCACTGCTACCACGGCACGGTCACGCGATGATGCCTTGCTTTCAATTAAACTTTGTTTTTTGGGTTTGATTTCGATCACTTCGGCATGAGTAGTGCCAGCTTTGTCTTGATAAGTGATAAAAAAGTCCGGCACATAGATACTGCCTTTGCCCGTGATGGGATTCACATAGGGTATGCGTATGCTTTCACTGGCCCAGCTCAAGATGTGTTGATTGTTGTCGCAAAATGTCATAAAGGCCAGCTCCCATGAGCTACGATATTTTGGCTGGCCACGACCCACATACTTGTCAGCATTTTTGACAGTGTATGTGCCTTGAGCAAATCGTGTCATGATCTCACGTTTCTGGCCACATAAAAATTGGGCTGCGTGGGAGAAGCAATGCCCAACAAAGTGGATGAACTGCGGATGCTGTTGACATAGTAGGTCAAGGTCAAGTTGAGTTCAGCACCATCCACTGACTGCAGTTGTGCCAGCAGGTCCAGCACAGGCAGTCCGCTTTGAGCAGCAATTCTAAACAGGGTCACAGAAAAGTTGCCAGCAGCTTCTCGAGTGGTGTAGATGCTGGAAAAGTAGCTGTTGACAATGTCCCACTCGGCTGCATCTACTGAATAGGAAAAACTGTAGAATTCATCAAAAATTCTCACAGTTTGATCCAGCTGACGATTGGTGTAGTTTACTGATGCCATGTGTTATGGTCGAGGTGGTTTAGGGAAAAGGATACCGTTGCCGGTGTTCACAGCTTGACGCACTGCACCTGGCAACTGTGCCTGCAACACTTGATTCTTCACTACATTTGCATCGTTGCGCACAATGTTGCTGAGCGGTGTTCGCTTGAGTGTGTTCTGCACATTGACTGATTTCTGCACAGCACCAATCACGTTCTGTAAACCACCGCGACCACTCATGATAGCTTCAAGATCTTCATAGATGCCCACGCCAGCATCCATCAATCCGCCCTGTCCCAGCACAGTGGCTTGACTACCCGGACGAGCTAGTGCGCTGAGTGTTTGATCGTAGCGGTTGGGATCAGCAAAGCCTGTGACATTGGTGTCAGGCCTTGACTTGCCAATGGCACCCGAATAGTATTTTACTGTTTCATAGCGAATGGTCATGGTGTGAGACATGGTACCATTGCCTGAACTGTATTCATAGGGTTCAGATGACCAGTCAGTGATCATGGGATTGATCAACACATAGGCTGCAAACTTGTGCTGGTTCAAGCCGTAGATCTTGATGTCGTTGAAGTAGGGCGGCTTGCCCGAAGTGTTGATGCCGGTGCTGTTGGCCGGTGTGCCATCGGCAGCACTTTCACCAATGTAACCCCAATCAGCCACTGGTCGATTACCAGCATAGATGTCACTGGTGTTGTAGCCAAAGCCTGCTGGTGTGTTGTTCAAGTTGCCGCTGGTGCCATTGGTGTTGGCCACAC